TGAATCCGGCACCCGCCGTCACCCACGAGCCGAATAGAGGCTGCGGAGTGTTCGAGGTGTTGATCGTGAACGTGGATGGGATTTGGCGGTACATGAGCGGCTACCGACCTTTCTTCTTCAAGGACTTGGATTTCGACTTCGGTACCGCAGGCGACGAGGCGATTGCTCCGCCGAAACAGTAGTCATTTACAGGACTCGGATGCGTGCGCTCGGCGGTCACGGATTTGAACTGGCCGCGATTCACCGATGCGCGCGCGTGGTCGATGATGGAGGGAGTGACGGTTTTCATTCCACCGTTACGCCAGTCGTACTCCTGGCGAGTACGCACACTCTTCGGGTCCGTCCAAGTATCGAGAGAGGTAGCAGCGGTGCGGACAGGGGGGATGTGCGCGCCTACACTCGCTGGCATGTTGCGCTGCGGAACCGTGTGAGCGTCAAAGTTATCGAACTTGGGTTTAACAGCCATCACTCCATCTCCTGTCTCGATCTATGTCGCATTCGGCAGATCCACGATTGTGTCTTTGTGTGGGTCCGCCGCCAGTCCGGTACTCACTCCCCCCGGATTCACATACGCCGCCGGATCGTGATTCCATATCCGAGGTTTGCCGTGGGTGATATCGCCAGCCCAACTAGCGTGTTGAGGCGCTTCCTTCTCTGCGCCATAAGACGCCGCGTGGATGAAATTGTATTTCTTCTCGGCTGCATGTAACTCGGCCTCGGAGTTCACAGTGATTGGCTTTCCGTCTTCGCCCCGGATGTGTTGCAGTGTCAAGTTCTGGTACGGGTTGTGCGCGGCCCCACGTTTGATGCCATAATCGCGGGCTACGAACTTGAACACCGCTGCGGTGATTACTTGGTCGGTATCGAGGGAGTGGCACTCGGGACATGGGCGCGGGTCTTCATACCGGGTGCGGATGATCTCGAACTCGTGACCGCAAGCCGAACAGATTTGAGCGTAAAGTGCCATTGAGTTATTGTACCCGTATTGTCTATTACCAGCTCCCCTGCGCGGTCATCGCCGCGAGAGTATCACCGCCCCAAGCGAACACCCCAGAATATATGTCGATCACTGGCCACTGCATCTCGCTCGCCAGCACGATATCCGCGCGCCACAGAGCCTCGTCCGCAGCGGCGGCGGACGATAACCGTTGCTGGTACTCTTTCATCTTGCGTTCGGACAACGCCAATGCCGTGGCTTCGGAATAATTAGGATTATCCTTCGGCCTCCACATCATGGCTTGGGATGTAGCGTAAGAGATCAATGCGTCTACCCTTGTAAATGCGGGGAAATTATCGAGATCGTTCACCAACGGAGTCGATTGCGTGAACGCCAGAAACGGGTACGCGGTCTGGATGTTCGACGCAGGCCACAACTCTATCTGGAAGTTGCCGCTTGGATCGGGCGGCATCGTGGCAGCCAGTCGCGGGAACATCGTGATGAGCCGCGATGGGTCGATGTTCTCGATGAGGGCTTGAGGATAACCCGTGGCCAAACGGTAGTAGAGTTGGAGGTTCTTGATACTGTAGAAGGACTTGATGTTGGGGAAGCTGAAATAATAGGAAGACAGAAAATATCCGGTCGAGGTAATCGTCGGATTCCCCCACGGCAACTCCAGCGTCAACACCTGCGCTAATGGATCGAGCGCGATGATGTTGTAGATCGGAGAGTAGTACCCGGCCCGGAACGACTGCTGGGTGATCGGGAGACCGTTGAGGGTCTGAGTCCATGCGGTGCCAATACCTTGCACGGATGCCGACCCGTACGTGAGTGTGACCGATCCAGTGTTGTAGACACCGGAGGTGACGATCTGGCCTTTTTGCAGGTTCCCATACCATGAGCGCGAATCCGTCCACTCTCTCAGCGCGTCGTTCAGAAAATTCTGGATTTGCGGGATGCTCACCCATGGACAAAAACTGGCCACGTTTCCGATCGCCTGACCGAAGTTATACTGCTGTGTAAACGGAGCGGTGCCGTTGGCGTTCACGAGTCCGGGGATTTGCGGCGGCGGCGTGATCGGCACGTTGGCCCTCTCTTACTCTCTCACTCCCATCCTAAAACTAAGAGCCGACTCTGGGAGGAAGTCGGCTCTCTTGTGGCAGCGGGTGGACGAACATCCCCGGTACAGAAACTTGTTGCGGCCTAAAAACCCTGACAGGTGAAAGCCCAGATTGCCCCGGTTAGGTTCCCGCCGCTCGCGAGTTCAACGCCTGTGCTCGCAACATACACCTTAAGCAAAAACTGTGCGTACCCGTCGAACCCGGCTCCGGTTGCCACCGCCCCGAACTGTGCGATGGGAAACACACACTCCGCGTACCAGCCGCCACTCGCCGGAGATGCCGTCGAGTTCGATCCCGATATCCACGCGGTCTGCAATTTCAGAAACCCGGTCAGCGTGGTCGTAATCGCGTATCCGCCTGTCACGTAATCGCTGGTGCCGGGGACGGCGAGATACGACCGTTGCATCAGCCCGAGACCGAGCAGCACATGCGATTCCTGTATGCCGACGACTGTCAATGCCATAGCTCAAATCCTCTCTCAACTCCCATACTGCAACCATTATCGATTACGGTATCAACACTGCTTTCACGTCGCTGAATCCACCCGACACAGCAGTTATCGCAACTCCCATGGGCGTGTTAGGAGGGGCAGTGCCTGCTGCGGAGCGCGCCGTGGTGAAGTTAGTGGCAGCGCCGATCAGATAATCGCCTGCAACCACAGAGGTGGCCGATACTGCACCCGGCACAAACCCCTGCAAGATGATGAACACGTAGCTGCCGTTGCCGCCGTTGTTGAGAATGGTGTTGGTGAACAGTGTGGTGCCGAGACCGTAAGTGGTGGAGGTGCCGGAGTTCGGTGCCATCCACCCGGCGGCGAAGTTCACGCCACCCACGGATTCGGTCGATACACCGGATACTGTCGTGAACGTGTTGTCGGTGTAGTAGACGGGCGCGGGGCCAGCGACGACAGCGGGGTTGGCGGTGGACAGATATTTTACATATCTCACCATCGTATATTCACCATAACCTCCACCAGAAAGGTTTATGGTGTTTTCATTGGGAGGAGGGAGGATAAAAATAGCTCCGGGGGGGTTCTGCGCCCCGTTAGGGAATGGACTATTGGAGTTGGCAACCCACGGATCAACAGTCCCGTAAATTCCCAATCCGATTTTCGCATTCGACGTGATTACAGGAAAATCATTGTAAGCCATAGCGATCCTCTCCTAGTTCATCCAACCTGCGAACGACGCGATCTCATCGCGAGGTTCATCCAAATTCAGTGCCGCAATATCCACCTGCGGCAAATCGGTTTTGCGTTTGAAATCCCAATCACGCAATAAATCCCAGCGGCCTTCGCCTTCTCTTACGCTGTACCAGAATTTCGTTCTCAAACTCTTTTTGGCATAAGACAAACCCTGAACAAGAGATACATGCTTACAGCCGTCTACAAGACTAGTCGGAATAATCCAGAACCTGCGTTCGTCGAATCCGACTAAAATTAAAAAATCGGACTCCCGATAGACATCACGGTATTCATACGTGATACCGACTGTTTGCAGTTTCTCTTTGGTGCCAAATACAGTGCGTTGAAGAGAAAACTGGTATGCCAGTTTTCCTGTAGGACCACTCTTTCCCGTCTTACGATTCATGGCCCAAGAGCGAGATAGATTGGCGGCTTTTACCTGAATGCGCAAGCCGTCCGGCAGCATTATATCAACACCGTGATCATCCACGACTGGGCGATACGGTTTGAAATCACGAACAAGGAGTTCTGCAATTACCAGCGCTACCCCTTGCTCTCCGATACTTGTGCGTGATCTTTTCATTGCGCCATTTTAACTCACGCTCGCCAGAATGAAACCAAGCCTCGGAGCGGTCACGACAATGTTGCCCCCGAATACGGTCTGCGCCGCCATATCCAGACTGTTCGGCAACTCCTTCCAGCCCGTGAACCCGAAATTGAACGCCGGATCCTCGCTGACGTAAGCGTCAATGTAGTCGGTATTCATGCCGAAAATGTACCCGCTCGGACAATACTGATCGACTACGACACTCATGCCGTTAAACCGGAACGCCCGGAATCCCGCGCCTTGCAAATCGGGATCGATTTCCATCGTCCGCTGCATGGGCAGCATCTTCGCCCAGAACGAGTTGTAGATGGACTGAGTGGTGGCGATGAAATTCGGCTGGTTGGGGCCGAACGTGGCTTGGCCGAATGCGGTCTGGAGTTGCTGGAGCGAGAACGGCCAGGTGGTGCCGGAGTTGTTGAAGTAATAGCCGTTGATGCCGGCGGATGCGCCCGTGCCCACTGACGAACGGGTAATCCCACCATACGTGGGGTAATTGGTACCGTCGTCGTACCCGGCGAGGATACCGTCGAGCGCGATCAGAGGGGAGACGGTACCCTGCCCGTCCTCAAAGAACTGAGTGATGAGGGTTTGGGCGAGGGCTTGCTCCGCGTTCACGACTTTAGGCTCCAAAAAGTTCATCACAGCAGGCCAGCCGCGGTTGATAGCCAAGTCCGTGCGGCGGACTGTGACGTTCGCATAGCTGAATTTGGGATTGAACAACATCGCAGTCTGGGTCTGCACGTAGGAGATGTCAAACACTCCGCCCGGCGCGAACGGGCCAGCCTTCAGAGGGGCGTATTGGAATGGCGCTTGGATCTGGACGCCGCCGGGGTAGGGCTTGGCCATCTCGCCGCCCTTCCAGACTTTGACGAAGGTCGGGGACACTTTGAAAAAATTATCGACAAAAGTGTCGCTCACGTAATTCACGGTTACGGCTTGGATATCGCTCAAGTTCGCCATTGCGATGTTCTCCTGAAATCGTTAACAACTGTGCTACTGAATCATGTCCTGCTGTGCGCGGTCCTGCGCTTCGAGCAATCTCGCCACGCGCATCGCATTCGACTCGCCACCATTATTGGCCTTAGCCGCCTTCGCTTTCGCGATCACTTGTGCCGCCGGGCTCATGCCAGCAGTGACAGTCTGGCCGGGAACGCTCGTACTTGACCGTTGCTGTTTGAGGGCTTCGGCCACTGCGGCATCGATCTCAGCTTTCTTCGCGGTCGCTTGCGCAGCGGTGCGCTTCTCGGCGACGAACGTGTCGTGCGCGGCCTTCATCGACGGAAACTTGATATTGGCTGCGGTCGAATCGGCGACGAACTTTTCAAACGCCGTGCGATCCAGAGGCTCTTTGAATTCCTCGCGGTGGGACTCGCGCACGGATGCGTAGTCGTCGGCGGATTTGATTGCCAAGGTAAGCAGTTCAGATCGGTACGCGGGGAGCTTGTCCTCGGTCACGACGTTCTTTAACCGCTCACTGATCTTGGCGTCGATGCCTGTCTGGATACCATCCAGTTTGGCGAGGATCGCCGCGTATCCACCGGCGTCGTTAGTGTTGGTGGTTACGGGCACAGTGGCAGCAGCGGATGTCGATGCCGAACTCGGCAGAGCGGGAGTATGCACCACAGCCGGAGTGGTCACGGCGGGAGTCTCCAACTCGCCGCCGAAATTCGACCAGATATCGATCAGTTCCGATCCTTTGAGGTCGCGCGCGATCAGTTCCGGTTTGGACGCAAATGCAGCCTTGACGCGGGCCGTAGCTGCCGGATCATCCGCGATCAGGGCTAATAGTTCTTCACTCAGAGTCTTTGCCATATCAATCGTCTCCCATTACCGCGATATCGTTATGCTGGTACCTGCTGCCCACCACCCGGAGGAGGAGGCGCACCACCTGCTCCACCTGCCGCGCTCGCATCCGGCGTTGGATTCGCATCTCCGCTCGGGGGCATCTTGCCACCACTGTCCCCACCCATACCCGACTGCATCTCTTTCACGAGCGATACCAACTGTTGAATCTTTTCCTTCTTCTTCGGGTCTTTGGTCAACTTGTCCCATTTATCGAACACTTCCAGCAGAGTAGCCATGATCTTGGCTTCCTCGCCGGACTGATCGCCAGCGCCACCCGGAGGAGGAGCACCCGGAGCGCCACCGCTGCTCTTACCGCCCATTGCCATGTCGGCGGCAGCGGAGTAGAAACTCGGTGCGCCTTTCGATTTGGAGGAGTCAGCCATGAATGTCGGTTGTTAGTTCTTCCCCGCCTTCGGACCCATACTCTTCCCGTCCCATCCCTGCGGGTACCCGGTCTTCTGGTCCACGCTGACGGGATTCCCCGGCCACACGCCCGATTCCATCTTGCGATGCCCGAACATGTGCATCGTGCCGCCGCCGATCCCCACATCTCCGGGGTTGCCACCGAACGACTCGTGAGTCGATCCCGGTCCGGGACGCTTTCCGACTTCCATGTTCTTACCCTTGCCCTTGGATTCTTTCGCCATGATTGAGTGCTCCCAGTGAGACTGTTACCGCTGTAGGTGATTGTGTTGCGGGACGGTTGTGAGAATCCGCGTATCGCATGACCCCCGCTCGCCGTCCCGCAGATGACTTAACTAACCGAATGGTTAGCGCTTATGTTTGCGGCCGCCCTTACGTCCCTTTTTGCCGCGCCCTTTGCGTCGAGCCATAATGTTGTCCTCCTTCCTCAGATTTGAGTTATCGAATCGGGTCAACCATCCGGCCCGTGGAACAGGATCGCAGGCTGTGGTACCGACTGTTCCTGATGGGGATGATGAAGGCAAGATTGGAATCTTGTCTACGGCAAAGGCCACGAAGGGCAAATTTATTTCGGAGAGAGTTACTTCTTGTGAGATTGGCCTTTGCCTGTGGCGGCGGCAGCGACCGCGCCCAGAGCAATTTTGATCTTGGCTTCCGCAATCAATTCCTGCTGGTTCTTGTCAAAATTAAATCCGGGGTCGAGACGCGCGAACATGCCGCGAGCACTGAGCACGCCTTGCTTCTGCAACGCGATTGCGATGGCAACTTTATCGTCGCGCTGGGTAGCGAGAGTCGAGTCGGGCTTGATGACAAACTGAAACTTTCTTACAAACTCTTCGGGCTTCATGCCGGCGGATTGATTGTAAAACTGTGAGTAGATAGGACGGAAATCGGATGGCGATAATCCTTGCTGGCCGAGAATAGCAACGCGATGCGCAGCGGTATAAAACTGAAGCATGTTCGATACACCCATGAATCCAGTATCTTCGACGAAGTCGGTTAACGCACGAGTCTGTACGCGGACAGGAAGTGAACGCGAGGAAAGAATCTTGTCGATCGAGCCCTCACCGGGTACTTGCTTTTTGCCCAGTGCTTGAGAGATTGCGCTGTTCGTGGACGACATATCCAACTCTTTTGAGAGCGTATCCACGTACTGCATTGCGGCAACAAACGGGAACTCGGCTCGCTTTGCGAATTCGAGCTTGCCGGGTGCATTATTATTGGTGGCGATTTTACCACCCGCAGCACCTGGATCAAGAGCGTCCCAGTCGGCTTTAGGGAGTGCCCCCTTTGGACCAATTAGCGTGGGCTCGTTAATCGAATACAACGAATCGAGCGACCCGCCCAGAATCTTATTGATGATGTTGTTGATCTCTACCCACGGCTTGAGGACGCTGTTCCCCGACATCTTCCACGGTACGCGATTGGGACGGAACACGGGAAAAGGTTTCTTAGCGTGCCAGTAGGGATTGGGAGCGTCTTCGAGGACTGCTCCGCCTGCGGTGCAGATGATGCGCCCGCGCGGATACAACATCTCTCCCGGTTCGACGCGGTACGCCCAATTGACAAGTGGTTCCCCATTGCTGTCCGCGGGCCCAACCGTCACCGTTACCGATCCTTCGTTCCGGCTGTCGTCCGTGAGCCAAAATTCTTTCAGTACCGCTTTCGGGTATGGATCATCCGAGCCCGCCGAGGCTTTGACTCCCATTCTCTTTTTCAGCATCGATCCCATCGTTGCCCACGACGATTTGCTGATGCCCGATGGGCGGTTGAAACCGCCGCTGAGAGAGTTGTTGAAATCGGCATCGCACTCCACCCGCATCGCCGTCTTGCCGAAGCGGCGGATGAGATGGTCCTTGGTGACGACCGGGAAGTACATAATGCATTCCGCTTCTTGCGGATCATTGCCGCAGCCCAGAGTCGCCCACTGCCACGGAGCTATAGGAACTAGTTGTACATCACCCATGCCGCCTTGCAGAGAAGAATTCCATTGAAGTTTTGCCGGTCCGGTGTGGAGAATACCGTAGAGCACCACGTCGTAGATACGCTGCTCGAAATAATTTTTTAAAGCCCAGTGCAGACACAGGGAGTTGAGCATCTCCTGCATCTGGGAGTACTCGCCGGAGAGCGTACCCGCACTGACTTGGAAATCGAGGGCCAGATCGGTAAGGAGAGCCGTCAACTCCCATGCGTGCCGGGCGGATTTGTTCATCACCGGGCGATTGCGAGAGAACCTGGAACCTTCGCGCCACTGGCGATTTTCGTAAACGTAATCCACGAGCCTCATGGTCTCGCGGCACTCACGTTCGTAGTCGGGGTCTTCGGTGGCTTGGGAAAATAAGCGATCAGTGTACTCGACCACCTCTTTTTCCAGCATCATCGCCTTGGCTTGCGCGGAGACGAGCGCAGCCGATGGAGGAGTCTCACCGATAACGGGAGTGGGAGTAGTGGCCACGCTGATGGAATTGTACCAGCAGATGCAAGCGTTACTGTGTCACCCCCGCTTGACGGAAAATGTTAGCGTATTGTTCGACCTGCGCTTGCAACCGTGCGACTTCCTTTTCCAGTTCGGCGGAGGCATCGAGCGCCGCTACGATCTGCGGGCTGGTGGTCAGTCCGCGCTTGCGTAACTTGGCCGCATCCGCACCCGACAGTATGACAATCGCATTGTCGGCGAGGGCAGCGAGATGAGTAGAGATCGTCACCCACAATCGCCCCTTAAACTTCTGCTCAAGCAGTGAGCGAACTTGAGGATGCACGAAAATATTCCATTTGATGTCGGTATCCAAGGGAGAGTCAGGTTGAAAGTCCACGAGTTTCACCATGTTGAGATTGGATGTGGGAGCGACAGTCGCGCCCTGTTCGGAGTGCCCGGCGACGGACATGAGTTGCTGGCCGGAATAGATATGCCCCAGAGGACAGCTAACTTTGTCAAGCTCGCGCATCAGCATGACGTTGGGGTTGCCGTTGGCTTCACAAGCGGCGCAGTAGACGTAGAGGCAATTACTGTCAATAGGTTTTAGGAGAGCAGGCACAGAGCCACCTCCGGTGACACATGCTCAATCGACTCGCTTATCATGCTGTGCGCCCAGCTCTCGTCAATCCAATTGGGGGAATCGAAATTCTTGAACGAGTTGTCGGCGTGACGGTGGTTAGTGACGACTAAGTGGCCACCGCATCCGCATGGAGCACAGGACATCTCTGAGACACGACAATTAAAACGCTTACACTCTTCGTTAAACATGATGGCGCGCGGCCTCCTCCCATGATCGGTAATCGGTGAGACGAGTACTCATCCACACTTTACGATACGTTGATGGCATGATCGCTCCCGGATCGGGCATTCCCGGAAGCGCGCTCACCCACATCGAAGTCTCGACACACAAACTATCGAACGCCGGATAACGGAACTGCCAGCTAAACGCGAACAGCGGAATGGCTATTATCGCCACACGCCAGCCGCGAGTCTTGGGATCGTACTCCTCATCGAAGCGGAAGAGTGCCCCCCAGAACGGAGGCCACCAGCACGATTGCCGCCAGCGGAACATGAACACCAAGAACCTGCCTCTACACTCGGATGATGGACCGATGAGTGGATGAATCCAATCCGGTCGCCGTTTGAACCAATACTTACACTCCAGCCGCCAGATATTGCTGACAATGAAAGATTCCAGCGACCATTTACGTTTCGGCTCCACTCCGATCGGCATGTCGGTTGTCCTTATTCTTGATATCTTATAACTCACCCTCTATCCAGTCCCACAAGAATGTAATTCCCTTCGCCCTCAAATTCGACAAAACACTTTCCGGATATACACGGCAGCCCAGTTTGGTAGTGAGCAGCACTTGCCCATCAGCGGTTTTGGAGAACCAGGGGTTGAATTCGTCGTCACTATCGGAATCGGGAACGCGCTTGTGGGCATAAGCATCCGATTGCAGATCGGCTATGGTTATTGTCATCAGTCGTCCTCTCCGTCACCACCCGCATTCACAAATTCTCCTATTTCAATCTGAAACAGCAATTTGATGCACTCCCCTTCGGGATTCTTGGACCACAAAATAAGTCCCGTACCGTCCGGGCCGGATTCGACGCAACGCTCTTCTACGGGTTTCAATTTGCCCGCTAGCTCCCAGTAGAAAGCGTCGGTAACGCCGATAGTTCTAGTCTTCGTCGCTGGCATCGTTCACGCCTACAAACTCCCCCATTTCGTCGGGAGTGTGCCCCTGCTGCCCACGTCTAAACGAATCCCGGTACGCGGTCACCAGATCGGGATTCATACGTTTCGGTTCGATCCCGAATTGATTGTACAACTCGGCCTCGGGCGTCTGGTTCGTCCCGTCGAAGATAGGCGACCATATGGTGTTCGCTTTCGTCACCTGAATACCTCTGACAATCCACGGGAGCTTGATCTTCACTTTCGCTTGGCACTGGTCGATTATATCTTGGCATTCCTTCTCGGTCGGGTGCTGTGTGTCTACTATTTGCCGGAGGTATTGGTCGTACACCGCATAAATGACAGGCGTGCTGGGCATCAGTCCCGCTCTATCTCCCCGCGATGTCAGATGTTCTTCGTTCCAATTCGCGCCACCTTTGCCGGCCTGATGGGAGGCAGCGATGGCGATCATCAGAGAAAAAACATAATCGTCGTTATTGTCGATACCCTCGGCGCGTCCCTCTCCTTCATACCGGGCAAAGTCGCGCATTTCGGCGATTGTGTGTTTGTTGCGAATCTTTACCGTCTCATCAATCAACGCCTCATACGCGCGCTGGATCATGTCTTCACGCGTTTTGTAATTCGTCATCCAATGGACGTGAAGAGTGGCATTGCCGCTGATCTTATCCATAACGCGCCAGCGATACAACGCGGCGTAGTCTAATTGGTTTTTGAGTTCGTCACCCGTGGTAACGCCGGGACCGAGGTACTCCACCGCCACCTCGGCACCGTGATACCAGTAACCGAGAGCGGCGATGATCCGCGCGTAATGAGAGGCGTTTATTTTCCCATGCCAGTTAGCGACTTGCGTCCATCCATCTTTACCGAATCCCAAGCGAAAAATGTCGCAGGACGAGAAATCCTTTCCCTGCCCGGATGCCACGTCTGCGCTTATGTAGTATTCCGTCGATTCGTCGAGACTATCCGGCTCCTCCCATATCCAAAGGCGGTTCTCGTGTTCGGGTTTTCTGAGCAACTCTTCTGGCCGAGGCGGATGAAGGTTGATGAATCTAGGTGCCGTGTCTATACCCGCGTATTCCACGTCGCCGATCAGTATCGGATCACGGCAATGCAATCTCTCTTGGTCGTCGAGGCACGTTCTCGGGAACGCGCATAGACCGGAAGAAATAAAAGCCACTTCCCAAGTGTCGGGATAGGATTCCTGATACTGATAGATACCCTCCGCGGATCGGGCTTTTTTGATATAGGATTTTATCTTGCGGCGCTGCCACTTGAAAAAGCCTTTGGGAATAGTGTACTTTCCGATGCCATCGCCGATAGTTCGTATTCTTTCACGAAACGCGCTCTCTTTATCGGTGAGAACGAATTGCTCCCTCTTGCGGATAGGCATGAAATATTTGCGGACACGATACACCGGAATGAACAGTGGCTTCCAGTCCGTATCGCCGCCTTCGACAGCCTCCAGCCACATGTTGTAAAAAATCCCGCGCCTGCCATAGCCTGTGGATTCCATGATGGCGCGTGTATCGGGCGCATTCATGGAAGGCTCAATGTCGCTTGTCCAAGCGTCGGACTCGGGCCAGCGAGAGACTTCCGAAAAGTGCGCGCACCTTATGGTCTTGCCAATCGCAATGCCCGCCTCTTTCGCGGCGTTAGAGATGATAAGCGTGGAACCCAATCCCGGATCGGAGAGGCGTTTCTTTTCATCCGGCTCTTGGAATATGTAGTGCGTGTCCTGAACTTCCGACTCGCGCCTCGGACGAGCCCACCAGGGCAAATTATAAAACGCATCTTTGATGCGGCGTGCTAGTTCCGAAGTCGTATCCCGGTTTTGGGCCATCATCAGAGTGAACATGCGCTCGTTGAAAATAGTCGCCTGAAAAGTCAGAGCGCCCGCGATGATCGTGCCTCCGCACTGTCTGGGCTTGACGATGATGCGGCGGTAACATCCATCCGTAGTCCAGTCACGCTCGATGGTTTCTAGAATTAGCTCCTGTTGATCGAGGAGGGGATAGAGAGTTTGTGGGTGACCCTGCTCGTCTTTGATGATGTGGTAATTCTCCAAGTAGTAGCGTCGATCGTATGTACACTTTTCGATTTGGTCGTCTATAAACTCCGAGTAATCGAATTGCGCGTTGACTATTTCCCAAGCACGATTAAAGTCAGAGCCCGCGTCGGACACAAAGAGTTCGTCCAACGCCTCTATAGCGTCATTCAGGCTCTCGTCTTTGCGCTTGATGCCCATTAGTTGCGCGGGTTGTCTCTACGCGGGATAAACACTGGCGTTCACCGGAATTCCGTTTCCTGTCTGACTGATGCACGCTATTAACGAATCCGTCACGATACAGCGATAGCCGTTCGACTGGAGGAATGGCGACTGCTCCATGCGATAGCATTGCCGCATCGGAATGGATTCCCAGAGATTGTTATATTCCTGCTGAGTTAGGAGTTTCAGGGGAAGCTCGCGGCCTGAATCCGTGGTGAGGATTTCTCCGTCAAAGATCAGGCGTTCCGCGTCCCAGTGACCGATTTGCATATCGCGCCCTCCTTTATTGAGCGTATTGTCGCGGCGGGGAACGAACATAGCGGACTATCTCTTGAATAGTTTAGCGGCTATCATCCCGATATCGCACAGCACCACGATCCAAGCCACAATGCGAAACGCCCACAGCATTACCTGATCTGTCCATTCCATTAATTTAGTCCTCCTCGTCTTCGGTATCGTCATCAATTTCGTCGGCGTCGTCCAACTCTATATTGGTTTCTCCATCAGGCAGTTCCTCATCCAATTCCTCTTGCGTTTCCGCATCCGCCACTACCGTCCCCGCTCCACCATTTCCATCCACCACTACTCCCCTGCGCTCCGCAGCCGCCCGCCGTCTCGCTTCAAAGCTCCGTCCACCGCTGATGACGTTATTCTGGGTGTTCGAGTTGTTGAATTGGGCGTTGACCTGGACCGCTGCACCCTGCGCGCGGATATTCTTGGCGATGGAACTCCAGGTCTTGATACCCTCGTTCTGCATCGCTACATCAGGTTCGGTGATCAACTCGCCCGTGTCCGGATGGACTGCCACACCCGCGCTGGTCACCACGACACGTTTTGCGCCCAGTACGTTATCCAGAGCGGCCTTTACCTTGCCACTCTTCGCGGCTTCGATCACGATCTGGTTGCTGATCATATCCACGATCTCGTGGTTGAGCGTGGCTTTATGGGCGAGCATACGGACACGGCCATCGGCGACTTCCTGGAGATCGGTATGCATCTTGGCCGCGATTTCTTCCTCGGACAGTCCGTGAGCGAGGAGTCCGAAGATAATCGTGTCGCGAATATTAGGTTTGTGTGTGATCGGTCTGTTCTTGTAAGAGTGCTTCGGCATCGGAGATAGCAACTTTTGACCGTCCGATGAAGTGTTCCCCTGGAGCAGCAACCGCGTACCCGTCGAGGCCGACTCCTGCGATCCCGCTGCCGCCGACACTGGGAGGTCGGTAGGAGCTAGGAATGCCGGGGATTCCGGGGCCAGTGGTAGAGGAGCCATCGTCTTCTTCGTCCGTCGTGTCTGAGGCGAGCCACTCTCTCGTGCATGTTGTGATCGCGATCGCGGCGGCTTCGCTGCGCTGCGCGACTTTGCCGAAGTTGACGATGAGCTGGCTGAACCTTTCGACCGCTTCGCCGATTTGCTGCCCGTTGATCGCGGAGATGGCATGGGAGGTTTCGGTCCTATGTTGAGTGAGTATAGCGCTGAGTCCGGTAAGGGAGGTAGCCCATTGTTCGCGGTGGGCGGTGAGGGTGGCACGGGTCTCGGTGACAATCTTCTTGAACGACCACGCAACGAATATCAGATAGGCCGATGCCCCGATCAGCAGGGAGATGAAGACGCCGATGAGGACGGAGAGGGCAACGACGCCAAAAGTGCTCACAATCCCGCCTTGTACGTGAACGGTACTTTGATCTCTTTGCTGCTGGTCATCCCCACTTTACCATTGCGGAACGCATCCCGTTTCGCTTGCTGATCCTTTAACGCCTCGGCCATCAACTCGTCCACATCCATCCCACGCGCCGAGCACAGCCGCGCGATAGTGTCATACCCCTCCCGGTCCTCGACGCACAGGAGCATCGACTTGATCGTGTTCCGGTCGCGGAACATGTAGTCGATGGTGACGCGGGAAATGTCGGACACGGATACGGTCATACCGATAGTTTCCTTTCCTTCCACTCTTCGTGCCAGAACTTTTCGTGCAGTATCCAGCAGTGCCGCGCCCACGCGATCTTGTCGGCGTTGTTGACGGCGTTGACGAACAGAGTGAATTCGTCCGGTGGACCGGAGACGAAATGGTGGTGATGGGTGGCCACGAGACTCGTTGGTCCAAGAGATCGGGCTTTGAGAATGACTGGCATATAAATTCGTGCGTTGGTCCGATACGCACCCCCGGTCGGTCATTGCGACAATCGAACAGTATGTTATAACGTACTCACGGTATCAGCTTCCCTTCCCACCATGCATCAATCGGAAAAGGCGGCGGTCCTGCTTTGACGATCATCCGTTTCAGGCGTTCAAGACACTCGTTGCGAAACCACTTCAAGTCGTTTTCGAAACACATATAGTCCGGCATAATCTGATCTTTTTTGAGACTGATATCAATCTGCGCCCCGCGCACGAACGGCCCCACCGCGCCCGGCCATGCCGAGTATAAATGCCATGTATCCGTCTGGGCTCCGTATGCCGTCCAGAACCCGACGCGCACGTCCATGTTCGGCATGTCGCGCCATCCGCCCCACACGCAGCGCCATCCGTGGAACATAAAGTCATCAGGAGCGGATAGCGGTAGGGAAGATAAATTAATGTCGGCCAACGCAGGCAGCGACAACGCCATCGCCGGGGCTCCGGTTGGCTTTGCACAAGAATCATCTTCTGCACAAGAAGCCTCCGGCCTGCACAAAAACCCCGTTGGCTGCACAAGAAGTGGCCCTCATAAGGGGTCACCAGAGGAGGGCTTCTTGTGCAAAGCCGCTCCGGTTATGATACGTTTCAGCAGATCGCGGCGGTTCATACACTATCCTTTCCTTCTACGGACATGTGGTTTCACCCGTCGCTGCTTCCACAGCAAATCTTGCAGGATATCCATCCGGAGCCACAACCTCCAAGGGAACGTGTGCGTGTATTGTCCGGTTGATCATGTCCTTGGTGCCGCGGCTGTATCCATTCCAAAACGCAATTGCTCTGTCTGGCCTTCCTTCATCGAGCATTTGCTGATTACGAATAAATCCTGCCCCGCGACCATGCTTGTCCCAGTCCGCGCGGTAAATTTCGACGGGGACACCGAGGCGGATAGCCACATTGCCTGCGATAACGTCCGCACCCCGCGCTCCACCGTGTATGACAACGGACGGATGTAGTCGGCGAAGATGTTGCTCGATCACCGACGCATCCGCCCATTCTCTGGAACCGCATACAAGTAAACGCATGACAGTGTTCGTTATTTCGTCGGCGCTTTCTCACCGAACAATGTGTGAATCCCGGCCAGTGTCTTCATTGAATCGCCTGACTCTCTACCGTGGCGCTCAAACGTAACAGCATCGCTTTCAGTTCCTCATCTGCCGCTGTGGTCTGCTTTCTTCCCGCTCTTATAGCGGCATTAAACCACTCCGTCAACAGCACCAAATCGGCGGCCATCGCCGGTCGTTTTTTGGCCATAGAAGCAAATTCGTGCGCCCACGCTGCACCATCAGGTGCGCTCATAAGAGAAGGATCACCAGAAGCTTCAGGCATGTAGTTATGCCGAGACACTCTTCTATTGTGTGATTGTTGAGCAGGAGTCGCCCAACGACAGTTGCCCGGTTCATACCCTTTGTCGTTGTCGATGCGATCCAACGTCATACCTTCTGGACGAGTACCCATGTCGGCAAGAAAATAGCGGAAACTGCTGCGCCAGCGACCACAAACTGTTATCCCACGTCCACCATAAATCTTCCACGTTTTCTCGCGAGTACTCTGACAGCGATTGATCATGCTTGTCCAAGTTTTGTATTCGGGGGTTTGCTTTCCTTTTCTAGCATAACCATGCGCGAAGTTGGGATTATTGGTCCCGAGATTGCCCCAACCCAAGCGTTGAGCCCTATCTGCCACCAAGCAGCCGCAACTACGAACAACTAGTCTGCGTATGGCACTGCCCATGACCACTTTTAACTTTCCACAGTCACATGAGCACAACCACAGCGCGGCCCCGTCTTTGTATTTCCCTACAGGCCAGCGAGCCGTCAACCGCCCAAATTTCTTATCGGTAATGTCTTTCATCAGATAAAGAGACCAAGCCATAATCGAACCTCAAAATAAAATAGCGTGGGGGCTTTTCTACCCCCACATTTCATTCAGCGTCCGTTACGTAGTTGGCTTTTGTGCGCCAAAAAGTGAATGCATCCCGGCCAAGGACGCATTTTTAAGCGATTCCAGGTCGTTGAAAAGTTGGTGAATTTTCGCTTGTGATGCGGCATCGAGAGCTTCGTATTCCGTCCTCGCCTGAGCCGCTACCGAGATCAACGCGCCCTTGACAGCGGTAACGTCGGACGACAGATCGGCCTGTACGGCAGCGATGGCGGTGGCGGATGCGGGAGTTGGCGTGGGGCTGATAGTGGATGCTGGCGCAGGTATCGGTGCCGGAGCAGTGGACACGGGCGCAGGAGTCGGATTCGGAGTCGTTGACATTTTCATTCACCTCGAAGATAGATATAGAAATCCGTTATCGATTACTGGCTCGTTGCGGCTCGGCCAGCCCCCCGGTTGATGAAACTGTCGTTATCTCTTCTACTTCTTCCGCGCTGCGGCGACCGCTGTTCCGCCAGTCGGAGCAGCGAAGTTAACCTTGATGCTCGACAGCACCGGAGGCGGCAGCACAACCGGGCTGCATGTGACAGTCTCGGTATCGGTCAGCGCCAGCCCTTCCGCGCTGGTGCAACTCGCGGTCAGGTTGGCTACACCCGCCGACACATACGCGACCACATCGGTCTGGTTGTCGGGATTGGGGGTTGAGGTTGCGATAGCCGGATTGTCAATCGCAAACGTGATATTCGGAGGAACGAACGTCGCGGGCATCGGTGCCCCGGTCTGATCGAAATAGTCAATCGACGCGGTTGTCAACTGACCTGATGCAAGTACCACTGGTCCTTCTGCCATAACATCTCCTTGTAATCCCCTTGGGGGTTGGAATGCGATCTTGATGAAACTCAACCGGGGCACGAGCGCCCCCACCAGTTTATCGAGATCGGCTTCGATACGCTGATCGGTGCGTTCTATTTCCCGGAGTTCATCCAGTTTTGGATCGGGTTTAGGCTGGCGATGGATGTGAAACATGTCGTCCCATGCCATAGTATTGTTCTCCAGTTCTCGATATATCACGGTTAAGGTTGTGGATGTGAGCAAAAAGTGGCAGTGAGGTAAATATTTACAAACTTAGTCGAACAATTCTCCGCTGGCCATCGCCGCGCCGCTTTCTGTCTCGACCAGCCTCTTGGCACCGAGGCGTTGCAGGTACGCATCCACGGATCGCTTGGCGAACCCCATTTTGTCGTGCGATATTCGATTGGCGAGACGCTCGATTTCATAAGCCATTGCGCGACTATTCCGCTTTGTGCGGTTCGGTAAACGCCACGGCCAGTTGCACGATCTGCAATCGCCGCGACAACTCGTTGTAATTCGTCACCATCGATGCATGCTTATCCTTATAGGCTTTCAGTTCGGTGCGCGTCTTCGTCATGGCGTTTCGCTCATCCATGAAACGTTCCAGCACCGCGTTCATTGCGTTATCGGAGAATTTATCTCCCAGTGTTCCCGCCTGATCCCAGCACCCGTAGCCGTCCTCGGGGTGCTCTTTGCGGTAGTGAGAGGCCAACTGTTCCTTGGTATCGAACTCGTCATCGCAGTTGCAGTGCCAGTTTTTCATCTTGGCCATTACTATCCTCCCACCCTAGCCCGTTCCCGTTCCCGCGCCGTCCTCACCCTCGCTTCGTGGGCGGCGACGATCGACAACTCC